GTTCGACGCGATGAAGTAGGACATCAACGCGGATCGCGCTGCTGTGAGGTCTCCTGTTTGGGTCTGCGCTGGTCGCGTCTTACCTGCGGCTACAGCCTTTGCGACGGCACGCGGTTGAGAAACAGCGGGGGCTGACGATCCCAAGACTCGTGAGGCGTAAGAGAGCCCTTTGGTCGGGGAGCCTGAGACCCAGGTCGAGAGGTCGTCTCTGACGGGGGCCTTGTAGGGATTGCCGGCTTTGAGGCCGGCGAGGATGTCGTTGTAGTTCCCGTTGTTGAGGGTGGCGGCAGTTTCGGTGATGCCGGCGTTGAAGCTGGGGTATGCACGAACGCCTACCGAGTTGATCGAGGGGAACTGAGATCCCCGTGTGGTGTTGAACCAGTTGAATGTGGCGCTGTTGTGCGTAGCGCCGCCCTCCTGTGCCTGCCACGAGGACAAGAACCTGAGGTTCGCCTTCGTGACAGGGAACCCCATTCGGTGCAGGAGTGCTACCCGATAGTCGGGCTGCTTTGCCATGTGACCTCCGTAATGGGGTCAGTAGGGGACCCCGAACGTCCCCTACTGATTCTGCAAGATTGACGCTAGGAGCTTCTGCTTCTTCTTGTCGAATGCAGAGAGCTTCTGTTCGGTATCGGGCCAGCGTCCCTCGTCTCTCAGACCACGCAGATATTGCCTGAATGCTTCTGACTCATTCTGCGCCGCAATACCCAGCGTTTGCTGCTGGTCAGGGGCGTACGTCGAGATACCGCCGAAGTAGGAGAGCATCGACGCGTTGCGTCCACGCTGCGCCTGGCGGATGTTCGACATCTGGTTGACGAGAATGTTGGTAAGCGGTGTCTGTCCTGCGAAGTACGTCAGGAGCGGAGAAGCACCGGAGCCGGTGACCGTCTGGCCTCCGACAACGCGGGCCGTCTGGCCCACATTGGCACCCGGTATCAGGCTGAGCAGCGGCGCTGCGACGCTTGACACAGGGTTGCGCGGGTGCGAGAGCTCACTGCCGTAGATGGGTGCCCCGGTCAGGAGCGACTTGTTCGTGATGAGCTCGATCGGAGTCTTCACGAAGGGCCCGAGCAGGCCCACCATCTGCGACGTGTCCTGAAGCTTCGCAAGGTCCGAAGGACCGAACTGCGGCAGGAAGTAGTTGCCCTTGCCACCGAACGGCACTCGGAAGCCGAGGTTGTTCGTGATCCACGGGGGTGCAACAGTCCCGTCCTCACCGGCTGCGTACTCGGCCTCGTTCGCCAGCTTCGTGAACGCTGAGTAGCGTCCAGGAGCCGAGAACATGGCCTGCAGCTGGAACGGGATGTTGTTCCTTGTCCACGTGTAGAACGGAACCAGGTTGCCCTTGATCTTCCGCTCCGTGGGCGTGAGGTCCTCGTAGTCGAAGTGCGCGGTGCGCACCTTCCGAGCCGCCTCAGCGGGCGACAGACCCTCGTACTCACGGCGGTACAGGTAGTGCGTGAGTCGGCCCCAATTCTCCGCTTCGCGGTTGAAGTTGGTAGCCAGGGTCGTGTACGCCTTGATGAACTTCTTGTCCTTAGCGAAGTCGCGTGCCCGAGAGTCTCGAGCGCCGGAGCGCATCGTCCGAAGCACCCGCTCAATGTCACCACCGAACAGACCGGACATGATCGAGTGCTCGTAGGCCTCCTGGAAGAGACGCAGAGCCTTCGGGTCACCCTCACCGATGCGCTTCATCAGTGAGCCGGCACGAGCGCCGTAGCGCCCGATCGCCCACAGCGGGACGCCGCTCACGTACATGTTCCACATGTCGGAGACGGTGTTCCTGATGCGGTAGCCGGGGTTGATGACCGTGACGCCGACCTTCCACTTACCCATCAGCCGACTCCAGGTCTTCTGGAAGTCAGCGAGGAACTGGTCATCGTGGACGGCGTGACGGATGCGCCGAATGGCCTCGTCCATCTCAGCCGGGATCTTCATTGCCGACCCGTTCTCGGCCCTGATCTTGTCGTTCTTCGTGTACCCCGGCACGTTGGCAGCGGGGTTGTTCAGGGACGTCTCGTGGTAGGCAATCGCACGCTCATGCTTGGCGATCTTCTTTTCCTGGATCGCGCGGGCCTTCGCCTGACGCGCGGCCTTAGCCTGCAGCTTGGGGAGCCTGCGAGACAGGAGCACGTTGTGGCGAGCGTAGAACCGCTCACTGACCGCATCCCGCTTGGTGAGATGGGCCTTGAGCGCCTTCTTCTTGGCAGCGAGGACCGAGGCACGGTTACGGGCCGGAGCCTTGTAGCCGATGTCCTTGAGGTACTCCTGCCAGTCCTGGCGTGAGCGCCGCTCGATCCAGAGCATGCCCTCGTTCAGGCGCGACTCCCAATTGTCCCCGAGCTTGCCCGTGAACGGCTCGTTCATGAGGCGGTCGTGGAGCGTCTTGAGGTCGCGGTTGAATGCGCGGGCGTACTTGGCTGCGAGTGAGGCGGGCTTCGCTGAGGTACGGGTCGACGCCGGGACCTTCATCTTGGCGTCGCGGAGCATGTTGACGAGCGCAGCGCGGTGCTTCGAGCCGTGGATCTTCCCGGCGGTCGTGCCCTGGTAGAGGCGGACGTCCTCACGACCCATCCCGTGCGCGATGGTGAACATCTTCGGGGGGTTCTTGGTCGTGAACTTCGTCGCCTTGCGGGGGTTGACCACCCAGACGTCGTAGCCCTTGGATGCGGCTGCCTTCTCTGCGTCAGCGAGCTTGCGATAGACGCGGAGCCGGCCCTTAGCCAGCCCGGTCTCGACGTTGGGCGCGATGCCGTTGGCCCGGATTTCCTCGCGCGCTTCCTTCGGAGCGATATGGAAGTACGCGCCCTTCTGGATGCGGGTCTCGGAAGGAGCCAATGAGCGGATCGAGCGTCGTGCGTTCTGCGCGACGGAGTAGGCGGAGCGCAATCGCTGGCCCACCCCGTACACCGAGCGGAGCTTCGGGTTGCTGCCGAAGATGGCGTTGAAGTCCTTGCTCGACATGTGCATCAGCTGGTTGCCGGAGGGCAGCGACTTCTTGCGTCGCATCGAGTCCTGGATGGACTTGATCTCCTTGCGCAGCTGGTCCGTGCGGGCGTCGAACTTCGCTAGGGCCTCGGCGTGCTTGGCACCGAGCTTCCCGCTGATTTCGTCACTGATTTCCTGAGCGGCCTTTGCGAGGCCTTCGGGCGTGGATAGAGGGAGGCTGTCGATCTTGGCCTGCCGTGCGGCGATGGCCTCGGCATGAGCACCCTGCTTCGCCACGTCAGCGACCTTGGTGGGAATCCCGTAGGTCGTCGCGATGATCTTCTCGACCATCGAATCCGCATGGCTCTGAGCGCCTCGACGAGCGCGCATGGCGAGCAGCGTCGACGGGTCAGTCTCGACCAGACGGGAGTACTCCCCCGACTCGAAGAGGTCCTTGAGGGCCTTGGCCGAGGTCGGCTGCTTCGAGAGACGCTCGTACTGGAACCCCGGCTTCGTCATGATGCTGGAGCCCAGCTGCTCGGTCAGCTTCCGCCCGTCCTTGGTGTAGATGTGGGGGACGTAGAGGACGTCGTTGCCGTCCTTCTCAGCGGACTTGGTGACCGGGCCGTAGAAGCGGCCGTACTCGTAGTCGGCGTCGGAGAGGACCTCGGTGGCCTTCTGCCACGCGTCGATGAACTCGCCCTGCTTCTGGCTGAGCGTGCCCTCTGCGACGGCCTTGCCGATCATCTGACGGTCGAGCACGCGGGAGATGATGTGCCCGTCCTGGTCGGACAGGTTCTTCACCAGACCCTTGGCCGTCTCACCCCAATCCAGCGCATCCAGCTGCTCGGCCTGAGTCAGATGGCGATCGCTGTTGGGGTCGATGAACGGCTTGAGGATGTGGCCGATCGCGGCGATGTACTCCTTCTCACGGACCTCGACCGTGGCACGACCGACGCGCTCGAGGGCATGGAACGACTCATTCCTGAACCCTGGCTTGAACGCCTTGCCGATGTTCTCCGCCGTCTTGGAGACGATGGGGATCTTCAGGTCAGCGATCGTCTTCATGCCGATCGTCTTGATCGGGGTACGTGCGACGAAGCGTCCGTTCTCGAAGTACTTGCCCTTCGTGGCCTTAGAGAAGGGGATCTTGTAGGTGAACGCGAGGACGTTGGGGAGCGTCTGACGCGCCTCTGCAGAAGCGAGGGCCTGCCGGCCGTGGAGCTCTGAGAGGTCAGCCGCGGTGACCTTTGCGCCACCCGACTCCTTGACCAGGAGGTCCACCTGCTTGTTGGCGAGCTCCGCCCGTGCAGTGAACCCGTCGCCTGCGGCGTCGAGCACATCGCGTGCGCGCATCGCCTCGGTGACGTCCTTGGTGCCCTTCTCTGCGATGGTGGCAGCTTCCTGGACTGTCTTGAGCTCGAGACCGCGTGCAGCGAGACGCTCGCTCAGGGCTGTAAGGGAAGCTCCGCCAGTCACCGGGGCGGCCGCAATACTCGCCAGCATGACGGGGTCGGTTGCCACGTCAAGTGCGAAACCCAGCGCGCCTTGCAGCCGCTTGCCTCCGATGTTGTGCTCACCGAGCACCTGACCGAAGCCGGTGTGACTGTGCCCCTCGAGGCCCGAAAGGGCCCCAGAGAGGAACTTGCCGAAGTCGAAGCTGTTGCTTTCCCCGTGCAGTGCGCGACGGGTACCTTCAGCAACCGCGTACGACGGTCGTGCGATGAAATCAAGCGCCTTCGAGATCCCCTTCCACGAACCGTGGAGGACAGATCCCAGGAGGCTCCCGCCCTTGTGCTGCTTCAGCCACTCGGCCTCAAGCTTCTGAAGGGCGGTTTCCTCGGCGCTGCGAGGCTTGGGGAGATTGGGAACAAACGCGCTCCCGCCGCTGCCCCAACCCTGACTAGATGACCTAGAGGTAATCAGGGGCAGGAGAGGCGAAATACCGCCTGCCATGCATTACCTCCTAACCCGTGTAGACGTGCTTCGGGTGGTACTTGTTCCACCAGTTAATTAGCTGCGGTGTCAGCAGGGACATGACGAACTTCTCGGTCTGCGGGTTCTGCGTGTAGCCGGCCGTGTTGTAGAGCCGGTTACGAACCGTCGAGAGGAACTGGTTCGGATTGACCGTCAGATACCCCTTAGGGCCCAACAGGTTCGTCATAAGTGACGACGCGAGCTTGGCGCGGGTACCAGGATCAAGCTGGGTAAACGGGAACTGTTCACCGTTTCCATAGGTGTCCTGGAACTGCTTCAACTGCGCCCTCTCCTGCGCATTGAGGATGACTGACCGTTTCCAGTCCTCAATCCCCTGCGCGGTGGCGAGTTTGCCCTGCTGAACCTGCTGAGGAATAAGAGAGGCCTGGCCTACCAGGTTCCCGAGACCAAGCAGCCGGTTCCATGCGGTGTCTGAAGCGTCCTTCCTCTGCGAGTAGAGGTCGTTGTTCAGATCCAGCATCGTCTGGGCGTTCTGGTTGGAGAGATCGTTGAACGTCTGCGACTGGTACATGCCCTTCTCACCCGTGACCGAGGCAAGCTGCGACGCGAGGTCAGCCCTCTGCTGCGCGAGCTCGGCCGCGATCTGGGCCTTCTGAGAGGCACCAGCCTGCGAGAAGAAGTTGCCGACGTTGCCCTCGAAGGAGTTCTCGGCAGCAGCCTGCGAGCGGAGTGCCGCGTCGTTGATGACGCCCTGCTGGGCGACCGACGTGGTACCAGGCTCGGCTGCGCCTCCCGCGGCCCCGATGAAGCCCTGTGTGGCTCCCTGGAGCTCGGCGGTGTTCTTGTCGAGAAGATCCTGGTTGGACTGCTTCGCCAGCTGGTTCTCGTTCTGAACCATCCCCCAATACTTGTCCAGATCGGAGTTGATCCCCGCTGTGTTGTCGCCGCTGAGACGGTTGATCTGATCCTGGAGGACCTTAATCTGCGCGTCGTAGGCCATGTTCGCGGCCTGGGTCGACTGAGTGAGCGGGTCGCTCGAGCCGAGGTACTGGTCGAGGATGTTGGGGGTCAGTGTGGGCTTGACGGATTGACTGGAGAGCTTCGACGCCTGAGCGAGGATCGCCGCAAGAGCGGCACCTGCCCCACCATCCGTCAGACCGAGTGTGTCGGCGTTTGTATTGACCGCACTCGTTCCCCTGGACTTAGCGGGGGGCGTGATGGCGTCACCATCGCTGATGGGTCGAGCAGAGGGTGTGTCTCCGCCGATAACCGTCTCGCCCTTTGCGGGCGGATGACCCGAGGGAGCAGCCGGAGAGCCAGCAGGCGCTTCCCTGGTCGTGATGACCTGGGTGTTGTCTGCGCCCCGCTTTAGATGCGCGGCCTCATTGGGATCGTCAGTCCAGAAGCGGACCTGTTTCCCCTGACCTGCACCAGGAACACCCTCGTACTGCGCCATGCGCCGTCCGTCCGACGCAAGGTGATAGCCAGCGAGGGAGAAGAAGCGGCCACCCGCGATGCTCTTGATGAACTGCCGGTTCTTGTAGACGTAACCCGGATTGTCTCGGAGGTACTTGACTAGCTTGCTCTGATCCCGGAAGTACTTCCCTCCGGGAAGCAGGACGGAGCCATCAGAACGCAGGCCGTACTGGAGGCGAGACGCCTCAGCTGAATCGCCTGGAGCGAACATCCATTACCTCCTTATCCGGTTCTGATAGCGCCCATTGGGAGCTTCTTCTTAGGTGCGGGCTTCGGCGCAGGCTTTTTGGCAGCTGCCACCGACTTCACCAGGTTATTCTTCAGAGACAGGTGCTCGGCTCGGGCCGAGTTGAAGTCGAGGCCGGTGTTATCGATGTTTCCTCGGGAGTCAAGAATGAATCCGCCGGTGTCCCCGCCAGTATCCACTCCAACGTCGCCGCCGCCTCCACCGCCTCCGCCCCAATAACTGCCCTGCAGGTTGGCGTAGTACTCGGCCATCTGCTTGGCGAGGTTGTATGCGGCGAGCGCGTCTGACTTGTTCGTAAGGAACTGCTGATACTGCTGCGAGTACTGATTGCCGAGGTCAGCGACCTGAGCGGACCCAATGCGACGTGCGTCGGTCTCACCCTGGGCCCCGAGGCCCCGGTGTCCGATGTGTCGGTCTGCGGCTGCAGCCCACGCATCATTCATGCTCCCGCCGATGTTGCCGAGCAGCATTCGGAGGGTGCCGTACTCGTTGTAAGGGTCGATCGAGAACTTGCCGTTCTGATTTAGGACGCCGACGCCCTTGTTGAGGTTCTGGATTCCGGTGTCTGCGGCTGCGACAGCGCGGTCATAGGCGAGTTTCGCCTGCGCGACGTCGAGGCCGTAAGCGCCGGACGGGGCGAATCCACCGCCTCCGCCTCCACCGCCTCCACCTGAGAGAGCACCGAGAGAGTGCTGCCCGGTCATGACGTTGTAGGACTCACTGGCGTTTGCCAGCGGGAGGCCTGCAACAGCGGCGGGGTTAGGCCGGTTGATACCGCGTCCACTGGAGTCGTACTTGTAGTAGCCGTCTGTGTAAACTCCCGGCGACACCTGCTGGAGTCCTGCGAGGCTGTAGCGGGCGTCGCGGCCAGGTGCCGCATTCGCAATTACCGGGGCGTAAGCCATTTACATCACCACCAATGGCCCGACAGGGGCGTTAGAAGAGCCGACACCAACCGTGCCGACCTCACTGACGTTCTGCCCATTACCTGAGAGGTCTAGCTCAGTGCCCGAGCTATCACCCCACATCGGGTAATGCGCGATTAGACTCGCCCGCCGAATCATTTGCGGTGAGACGCCCTTCGAGAGGGCTACCAGTTCCGAATCCGACAGGGAGGCGCTCCAGACAGCAACGTCCTGGATCTGGCCGTTGAACGGCTCGTCGTTGACGCCGCGCGTTCCGATGGTGAAGTCCGCTGAAGTATCGTTCAGGTTGGCCTGGGAAGCCGACGTCGTTGCGACGGACGCGCCAGCGATCCAGAGAGCGACCGCGCCTGCGCCCGTGCCATTCTTGCGCCCCGCCACCGCCTTCCAAGCGCCCGTGCCGAGGGTCGTGTACGCAACCTCAGCGACGGCATCAACGCCCCCACCAGAGTTGAAGGTGAAGAACGAGATATTGGTGCCGTGCTTCCCGAGTTGCCAGCCGCGCGTGGTGGCTGTGCCCGGCTCCTTGGCGACTAGTGTGGCGGGGGTGGTTGTGTCAGGCCTCACCCAACAGTGAACGGTGAGCGTGGAGCCTGCGTAGTCGATTGCACTAACAGGGTTTACGATTCGGAGGTAGTTGCTATTAGTGCCGGGGAAATCCCTAGCCATTACGCTGGCTCCAGCCACGCCCCGAACAGGAGCAGGTTCGCGGTGAGCGAGTCCGAGCCATCCGAGCCCAGGCGAGAGATCGCCACAGGCAGAAGGTCGCCGCCAGCGAGTCCTGTTAGGGAGAACGTGGTGTCCTTGCGCAGGTACGCGGTGCCCGGCATCGCGACCGTGTTCGACGTGTCGAGGATGCCCCAGGTAGCGGGTGCGAGCGTCTCGCCGTCTGCCGCCGAAGCGACAGAGCACTTGACGACTGCATTACCCGTGGTCGCGTTGGCTGCGAGAGCGAGGCGAAGGGTCGCGGCGGTGACTCCCGTGGGAACCAGCACCGTGCCGTAGACCAGGGTCGTGGCAGCATCGGGAAGTTCCCAATGCGGTGCAAGCCACGCGACCGTGCCGAGCGATGTAACAGTCCAGAAGCTGCCGCCGGAAGGGGTGGCAAGCTGAACAGGAGTGACAGAGGCAGAGCCGGAAGAGGGAGCGGCCTCAGCCACCCACTCGCCCGTGCCAGAGTCGTAGGTCAGAAGATCGCCGTCAGTCGGTGATGCCGGCTTCGTGATCCGGTCGACGAGTAGATCATCGATCGCGTCCATCATGGCGTTGGTGCCAAGGCCGGACGGGTTGTCGTTGCTTGTGTTGAACTTTGGAATGCCTAGGGACGTAGGCGTACCAGTGGCGTCAGTCGCCAATTCCTACCTCCTTTAGGCAGCCTTGTATTTGATGTTGTCGAGCGCGACGTAGACGTTGGAGCCTGAGACGAGTGTGATCTTTCCGTCCTCGTCAATCTCGAGGCGTCCAATCGCTCCGTTGGAGATCACCGGGACAACCACGGTGAAGCTCGGCGCGTATCCAGGCGGGAGCGTGATGATCGGGGTGTTGACCGTCCCGCTCTTAACGACGCCGCCCAGGTGAACCCAATCAAGTGGGTCTTTCCAGTAGTTCATGGGGTTGTATGGAGCACCCCAATTCGTCCAGCTGTTCGAGAAGGACGCCTCGCCGGGGTTCCCCACGAAGTGAAGGTTCGGATCGCGGGAAAAGATGATCCGGTCCTTGACGATCATGGTGTTGACGACCTCGAGGTTGTCGATCGAGGTCGAGCCAATGAACCCAGGAGGGTCCTTCTCGAAGAGGTCCTTGATGAACCTGACTAGCCGGGAAGTGGTCCAGTCCTTGATGACTTCGCCAATATCAAGAGTCGGCATTACACCTTCCCAAGGCGCTGGAACTTGTAGAAGAGCGCGTACGGTCCCATCACAAGCTTCGTGATGGCGCTCGTGCTCTGATAGAGCCGAATGCTGAAGAACTGCCCGCGCTTCTGGAACTTAATCCGCTTCGCGATGTAGAACGCGTTGAGGATGTCGTCCCAGGTCGGATATGTGGCCGCTAGGTCATCCCAACTAGTNAANGTGGTGCCTAGCGTGTGCCATGAGNAGCCTCCNGCCTCGAATACCGAGAGNGAGGTCTGGCCCACNTTGTTCAGACCGACTACCGTGTCCANCTTGACGTTTCCGCCAGACACCAGATAGTGCATGGCGAAGATTTTGAAGAGCTTCTTTCGTAGTGCGTCAGCCGCGTAGAACTTCTTACTCTCGAAGTAGAAGTCCGGGCCTGCTGTGTTCGACGCGCAGGCAAAGTCATCTACCCCCGTCTGGTCGAAGATGAACGAGGTATCGCAGATGACACCCGCGCTCGAATCGTTGACGAGGAAGTAGTGCTTGTTGCCTGCGTTGGCCGGGAACTGCACGCCTCCGAGAAGGTCCATGTTCGTGAACACGGTGACCGCTCGAGACGCAAGGTTGACGACGACCGTCATCCGGCTCTGCGTCGAGCTCGACGCGCCCTTGACCACAGGGGTGTCAGGCGTGACGGACTCGATGAACAGGAAGTAGTGGTCGCGGTACTCCGTCGCCCACATACGCTTGGTCGTGGGGTCGAAGTCGACGATCAGGTTCTTCCAGAAGTCCCCGAGCTTGTCGATGATGATGTTCTGAACCTGGATCCCGTCGAAGTAGTGAATCCCCTTGCGGCCGGCCCAAAGGGTCCCGCCGCCGTAAGGCACCACCGACATCGCGGAGAGCGTTCCGTCATCCTCGATCTTGCGAAGGCTGAAGGTGGAGGGCGATGTGCCGAAGACGGCAAACGCCTCCTTCTCCTTGATGACCGCCAGTGAGTTCGAGCAAGGCATCAGCGCGTAAACGGGCTCCGAGACCCCCGTGCTCGATGGCACCGGGAGGAAGTCGCCGTCGAACGGCGAGAGATCCAGGGCCTCGGGATCCGTAGGCTCGGAGAACCACAACTGCTGTGTCTTGTCCTGCGTGGAGCCGTTATTGGCGTACCACTGGCGTTCCGCAAATACGGCGTTAAGGAAGCCGACCTTCTGGAGGTTGCTCAGCGTGTTGACGTCGTAGTTCGCGTCAGTACGAAGGGCATAGAACCGCTCGTTCGAACAGGCGACTGCCGCGTTCGCGGCGAGGACAATTGAGGTCTCACTCGGGACGGATGACACCTTCCCGATGAACGCGTCGTCACTCGCGCGATACATGAGCCACGTGCCAGTCCCCAATCCCTGAGAACTGAACTTCGTGGTAGCGCCCGTGACGTTCGTCGTGCTCGTGTCGGTGGTCACACGCCCCTTCGCAACCTTCGGGGCAAGCCCACGAAGGCTCTTTAGGGTGTAACTACCGGCCGAGACGTTGAACGGCGAGACCTTCTCGAGGGTGAGAGTCGTGTTGCTGTCAACCGACTTCACCGTCCCGATCAGCACATCGCTGAAGGGGTCCGTCGTGTCTGCGAAGAGGAACATTCCGGGCGACACATTGCTGCTGAAGGTCGTGCCCGATCCGGTGACCGATGCAGAGCCCCGAGTGACCGAAACGGTCCCCGTGCTGTAGTCGGCCTTGTTGCCGCCACGCCAGACCGCGAGGCCCTGGTGGGCCGCGTCGGATAGGTAGCTGTCGGTAACCCCGATCAGTGCCCCGCCAAGCAGCATTGGCTTGGCGTCGTAGGCGTAGATCGGAGAGTTGGGCAGCCCGAACTCCCACGGGAGATCGACCTTGGCCGACTGATCGCTGGTGTACGCCGAGAGGTAGCCGTTCCCGGACGTGCCGTTGAGCACGCCGAGGATGAAGTCACCCACCGGATTCGTACAACCGAGGATCCCGGTTGCCGGATGGTCAACCGACGTAATGCCGGTCGCCTCGTGGATCGGACCTCTGCGCCTGGTTAGCCCAGGGAGGTCGACTAGTGCNTCCTGGAGGTAGCGTGCCTCCGAGTCGTCGATCGACTGCGCGGGGGCCGCGAGGTTCATTCCACCAGGGGAACCCTCGAAAGTCTCCGAAAGGAGCTTAGAAGGCACGTTTCACCCCCTTAGGTGTAGAGGTCGTCTTCGTCAACGACTTCGATGGTGTCTGCGCGGTCGTACTGGACCTTCCAGAGCTCGCCTCGCATCGTCTGCAATCGCTTCTCGAAGGACTGCATGCGATCGGCCGCGTACTCGGGGTCGTCGTCCTCGAAGTAGAGGCGCGACAGTGCGCCGTCGATGATCGCGACGTGGTGCTCCTTCGGAAGGAGAATGTCCGCCTCCACAGAGTCGGCGGTAAGCGCCGTCTGCCGTGCGAGGTAGGTCATCACCGTGGTCGTGTTCGTCGACGGTGGCACGGGCCACACGAAAAACGAGCGGGCGAGGAAGTAGTAGTACGTCGGATCCCCGGTGTTGCTCGACTCCGCCCCCAGCTGGGAACGGAAGTCCTCTATCCGAATCGGGTAGAGGCGTCGGGGAAACTGCGTGTCCACCACCGACAGAGCCGACTTGAAGTCGGTGGGGAAGTTCGTCGGGGTGGCAGATGAACCGTCGAAGGTGAGCGCGATGCTCTTCTCGAGGAAGGGCCACGGCTCACGGGAGCAAAGGTCCCACAGAGCGTCGTTGAGTGCGATCAGCTTGTCTGCCTCATCCGTGTCCACGAATCCGTGGTTATCGATGAGGGACAGCATCTCTGCCGCTGTCATTTAGAGCCCCTGCAGCTGGTCGTACTTGAGCGTGCCGAGGATCGGAGTGGGCTGCGGGCCCTGATAGCCCTGTGTGGCTGAGAGGCCAAGGCTCGCCAGAAGACCGGCGAGACCCATTCCCGGAATACCTGTGATGAGGCCCGGAAGGCTGTTCCCGATCGCGTTCTGGACGTCGCCATAACTGATGTTCGGTGCAGCCACCGAGTTCAGGGGCGGCGGGGCCGGTGTGCCGGTTGGCGACGAGTTAGGCGTCGGGGGAGCCGGCGAATACGGATCGCTCGTCGGCGGCGTAAGCATGGTGGGCGGAGCCTGCGGGGGCGTCGGCAGCGCGCCACCGTACGGGACACCCTTCACGGGAAGGTCGGGGCCGAAGATGTTGAAGTCGTGAATCGCTCCGCCCTGGCCGAGATTACGGCCGACCATTCCGAGCAGGGTCTTGAGGCTCGGCTTGATGCCAGCGAAGGCGAACTTGTCGGGGGTCGCACGAGACCCGCCCTTGAGGAAGGGCTGGCCTACACCGCCTGCGCCGAACGCAGACGTGTTGATGCCACGCATCGCGCCCGCGGCCTGAGACCTCTGCGCAGACTGCTGGCGCAAGTACTGCGAGAGAGCCTGCTGGCGCTTCTTCCCCAGCGTGGGGTCCTGATATCCAATCATTTACTCTCCTGGGACAAAGATGCGCGGGTTCGGGTGTGCGCCCTGTTTACGGAATCCCCACTCGAGAGCCTCGGCCATCTGGCCGGCAGCCTCATCAGCGGGTCTTCCTGCTTCCTTTAGCGCGTCGGCGTTACGCCTACGCATTTGCTCTAGGAGTTCTTCACCCTGGCGCAGGCTGTCGGCGCTATAGATTCGCTTCAGCGCGTCCTCCGGGTGAGGGATCTCCTGAAAACCTAGAACGGGNACGTCCGGCTCGTTNGCNGGCGTCTTGATGTAGACGCAGTAGTCGCCGGTGTCCCGGTTGCGATCGAAGTACAGACGTTCGTCGTACTCATTGACCGCACGATCGACCGCGAGCACGCCGCTATCGACCATGCCACGGCCAGTCACAAAGACCTGAAAGCCCATACTTCTCCTTGAACGGAGAGGGGCCCCGAAGGGCCCCTCTAGCGGTTCTCTACCGAACGGGATTAGACGCCGGTGGCGTCCGTGATCCCGTACATCAGACCGAACAGGTTACGGCGGTCAGTGCCGACCTGGAAGTACGACGCAAGCGCCGCCTCCCAAGCGTCAAAGCCGGTAACCCACTTGAGGACGTCGCCGTCCTCATCAAGCCAATGCCAATCCTCGTTGGTGAGGTTGAGGATGTGGTCCGTGGTCAGGAAGTAAATCTGACCGAACCGAGCATCCACGTCCTCGACGAGCGGCTTGTTATTGAAGGCAAGAGCCTCCTTGTCATAACCAGCCTTGATCTTCATCGGCTCGACGTAACGGATCTGATCCTGCAGCAGGTTGTAGTACGAGCGCTGGATACCAGGCGTCGTAAGCAGAAGGTCCGGCGTGGTGCCAGCGACCCTCAGCGTGTTCCACATCTGCTGCATGTCGTCGATCACCAGCGCACCAGCGACGTTGTCGCGATGCACATCCCAGAACTCGTTGCCCGCGGTGGAGGCGTCAATACCACCCACCGAGTTAGCAGCGGTCGGGATGATGGTCTGGAGACCGTTGAGCTCGTTACCAGCGTTCCCCGCACGGGAGACGAAGTGCGACGAGGAAGTCGTCACGGCCGTGGTGACCGTAATCGTCTTCGACGCAACACTGATGGCCGTAATGACCTCGCCGTCAATCAGCGAGGACGGTGAGGCCGCCGTCCCCACGTCGACACGCATGCCGACATAGAGATGGCCCTTGCGGAGAGGCTCGTCCGAAGCCAGGACGATGTTCGNNGNCGGNCGTNGTNGTACCGCACTGAGCNATACGGCCATTGCCGCCAGTGTTACCGTCCGAAGCGCCCCACACCTGACGTGCGAGGTCCTTCTTGAGGTCGTTCTTGATGCCGTCCATTTCCAGCTTGAGCACATCGAGGAAAGACCCGATGTTGCTCTTGGTCTTAGCCATCGCGGGGCCCGAGACCTGGATCCGACCGTAGTGGTAGGAAAGGTCAAAGACCGCGCGCTGGAAGCCCTGGTTCCCAGCCGTAGGCAGCGCCTCGGACTCCGCGCGGGAGCCGATGCCGCCTGAGCGGTTGGTATGGAGCGGCAGCACGACCTGATTACCGACGAGCTCCGCGTCGCTCTTCTTCTTGATCCTGTTGAGAAGCTCAACCTCATTGGAAAGCTGCTCAACGACCGGAGGAAGGTAGACGTCCTTCAGGAGGTTGGAGACCGTCGAAATAACAGCGGACATGCTGGGCTGTTACTCCTTCAGATGGTCGAAATTACGGGACGACCGACCCGTGATGCTTATCCGCCGAACTGATTAAGCTCTGCGATCGCTCGTGCCTTTGCATAGTCATGCGCGGCGTCGAGGTCCCGACCAAAGGTCTGGGGTGCCTCTGCCCCACCACTAGGAGCGATGGGACCGAGCGAGCTCGGAACGTTAGCCTTGGAGTTCATGTACTCAGCTGCGAAACGCTGCCGCTGGGCCTCGTACGCACGCTGAGCCTCCAGAAGGTCCCCGCCGAAGGCGTAGGACATCACGTAGATCGAGTTGATGTCCTCTTCCTGATAGGTCGGATTGTTCTGGCGAATGAACGCCTCCTTACGTGCAACGTCCTGTTCGATCGAAGCGAACATGCGCTGCTCTTCCTGCTCCTGTCGCCAGTTCTGTAGCTCCTGGTTCTGGGAGCGGAGCTCCTGCAGTTCCCGGCGAATGTCATCGTCGGGGTCGGAGAACTCCCATCCATCCTCGGACTGTGCGCCCTGGATCTCCTGGGTCGCTGCGGCGTCGGCCTGCGCTGGCGTAAGCCCCTGCGACTGGAGGTACTCAGAGAGCTCCGAGTGAAGCTGGACGAGGTTCTGAGGATCCCGGAGCGCGTTGGCAAACTCCACCGCGTTCCGAACCTCGGTTGGATCGCCAAAAGCGGCGATCTCGCGCGCTCGAGCAGAAACCTCCTGCGTCTTGCGCGTGTAGTCACCCTGCATCTGCTTGTAGATGGCCTGCAATTCAGGTGCGAGGGTGCTTGGGTCGACATTCGTGAACGTGTCCGGTTCGGTTGCACGCTGCGCGCTCTCGACCTCTGAAGCGACAGGAGCCGTGGGGGTGGTGGCTTGCTCAGGGGCCGGCGTCACACCTGCATCAGTGTCAAACGCGGCCTCGAGTGCCTGCCTCGCGGCATCGGTGTCGAAGTCAGCCAATTTATCTCCTTAGTGAGTCTCAGGAATCTGAGTTGCTCACGAGCGCGAGTGGTCGTACTGGTTCCCACTCGGCATCGTCTATTGCTTCAGACCGCTCGACTGCGGCGTCGACGGTCTGGTTTACGAAGGACGCGAGCTCCTTCGCTAGCTCTTTCGCGTCAGGAAGGGCGCTCTGGACAACCTCGGTGCGGTTGGTTGCCAGACCCTCCATGACGTTGATCTTGTCCGTGAGAGCCTTGATACCCTCGATCAGATCGCGAGTAGACGCCTCGCCTCGCTCGACCTTCTCTCGCAGGCGCTCGATCATGAGGAAGCGAACTTCTTTCGCCTTCTCGATGAATGTCGTGCGCGCGATTGGGACGAGTTCCTGTGTGGTCTCGGGGTATCCCTCTTGCTCCCACTTGTCGCGGAAGTCTCGGACAGTGCTCACTGGCACGCCGGTCTCGCGGGCGGTCTTTCGGATGTTGCCCTCGTTGACCTGGAGCGTGACTGCGATGAACGCTTGGTCNTGCTCCGTGTAGATACGGCGNTGTGCCATTAGGCCTGCCCCCACTNNGACCAGTTGCCCTGGCCTACATCGTCTGCGGTGAANAGACTGAATGTCCCTCGGCGGTCGTACCACGACGGGTCAGATCGAACCGTCTGATAGGTGACCGCGACGTACGTCCAACCCCACGCTCGGGCATGGCGGACCTCGTAATCGATCCACTCGGCCATAGTTGCGGGGTCGCGATGTGCGTCCTCCCAGAACATCTGCAACATCACGCAGTAGCCGCGGTTGTAGAACTGCGACCAGTCGATGTCGTAGGTGTGTCCTTCCGTACTGATACCAACCCCACCGCTCCAGTTCGCGTCGAGATACTCCGCGACAAAGAGAGTCGGTAGATCGGGCTCCTGCCCGTCATGCTTCTCGAGGTTGGGAATGATGTGCTCGCTTCCGAAGGAGTGACCGGCTGCAACGAGCTCGGCCAGCTTCTCCGGTGTGTAGCAGCGGGCCCAGGGAACAACCTGGACCCCTGCTGAACGAGCGCGATCGACAACGGTGGCCCACGCCGACGCGGGGAAGTCCCCGATGTTGGGGGCGACCCACTTCATGCCGGCGGCTGCCATCTCCGCCACGTTCTCTACGCCACCTGCGGGATTGCGAAGAAACGTTCCCGTGTGGCTGCTTAGAAAGGGCGGCCTGCTAGCGCATCCTCGATCGCGGTAAGACGGTCCTCGAACTCGTTGTGGCCCGCCTTCAACTTGACGAGCGTGCCCTCAACTTCACCGGACCCGTAGTCCGTTCCAGGCTTGCCGAATAGCTTGTCGTACCCGGCCTTACCGGGATCGATCGTGTCAAGACGCTGCCTGACCGCCTCGATCCCGTCCTGGAATCCGATCTTCTCCGCCATTACTTACCTTTCTTCGGAGCGGCCGGCTTGGGCTTGAAGTCGCTCTGCCGTGCCTTCTTCTCTGCAAGGTCAGCCTCAGCCTTGGCCTTCCGTACCGACTGCTGGTGGAGCTCGGCATCACGTGACGCCTGCGCATGCGAGGTCGCCTGTGACGTGTCGTGCTCCTGCTGCTTCATCGCGGCGTTGTGCTTCGCCTCCGCGTCAGCCAGCTTGGTAGCCATGACGACCTGGGCAGCCTTACTGAGATGCTCAGCTTCCTGCCCAGGCCCAGCTGCGTCCGTATCCGGCTGATCCACCGAGTCAGAGACCCACGTCTCAAGCGGCGGCTCGAGCGTGTCCTGCTCGTCGATCGGGATACCAGCCTCCTGCAGGATCTTCGCCTGCGTGGTGGCCCCGGCGGTGGACTTGATCTGGAGGTTGACCCTGGGAGCCTGAGGCTCGGGCATGGGCCGCTGTCGTGCAGCTTCCTCCAGCTTGCCGTAGTACGTAAGGAACGCCTGTCGGGTCTGAGGATCCAGCCCGTCGAACTCAATGCCCTTCATGAAGAGCGCGGTGATGTTCGCGTGCTGGGAGTAGTCGAGACCAGGCATCGGAGTCACTGCTGCGTCCTCGAGAAGCGCCTGGACTTCCTGCGGGTTACCAGAGAGCGGCTGACCCGTGATCGGGTTCATGCCCTGGTTGACCGCCATCATCGCCTGCTGAATCGCCTCCGGGTTGATCGGGACGCCCTGCAGGAGCTTGTCGATGTTTCGATAGGCCAGACTCTCATCCGCTGCCATCTGAGCCTGGAGGCCCGAGAGGTCAGCGAGGTCGAGGTACTTGTGCGCCTGGTCAGGCGGAATGACGCCGAGCTCGATCAGACGCTCGATGCGCGCCTGCCGGCCTGCCCGCGTGCGCGGGAGACCCGATCCGGTCTCGGCCTTAATTGTGATGTTCCCTGCGATGTCGGCATTGACGAACTGCTTGACCTGGACGGAGCCGCCCGAGCCCTTGATCTTCAAGAGGCGGGGCTCGACGTAGTACTCCTGCGCCAGTGAGAGCAGCTGAGTACCCGCCTTGGCGAGAGAGTGCTCAAGCAGCTTGACGATCGGGGCCAGTTTGTCGGTTGCCATCTCCTGAAGGAGGTCGATGGCGATACCGGCCTCGACGTTCGGCGGAACCTTGCCCTGGAGGACCTCGGCCGACAGGAACACGTCCTGGAGACGGCTGTTGATGTCCTTCAGGTGCTCGAAGACGTAGGGCGGCAGCGTGGGAAGCTGCTCAAACTCCGGCTTCAGGTTGCCGTTGCCGACGATCTGGTACTCGAGAACCTGACCCGGCTCAGTGGTCCTGCGGGTCCGAAGGGAGCCTGCAGGGGCCGTCATGACCGGGTTAATGGTCAGGTTCTTGTACTCGACGATCTGGGAAACGGTGCGGTTGAGCTCCTTCTGCAAGGGAATGGCGTGCGTGACCGTGGCGTCGTCATAGACGCTGCCTGGGACGCGCATACCAGCGAACTTCACAACCGGGAGCTCGTTATGCGGGTACGGCCACTTCTCGTCCGAGAGGATCTTCTTGTCAGAGCCCTCGGTGAAGACCACGTAGCGCCCGTTGGGGAGCGATGCGGTTGGCTTGAAGTAGCCGATGAAAACGTTGCGCAGCGACAGTTCGGGAGACGTCTGCGAGTTGGCGAACGGGAGGCTGCTGTCCGGCGAGGACGGCGCAGCATCCGGCTCGACGTCGACCTTCCACTTGGCCTTGATCTCGTCCGGGTCCATTGCGTGCCGGCAGATCACGTACTTGGCCTCGTCAAACGTCTTGACGGTGGGATCGATAAAGATGTCGAATGGGGACATGACGTTCACGTCGACGTCCCCCATGTAGACGATCTGCTCCTGAGGCTTGACGCCCACCTTCTCGAGCTCCGAGAGGAAGCGCGTCTTGAGCGCGTCGTCGACGATGGGCTTCCCGGTCGGGTCAAGCAGGAACTTCATCTGCTTGGCCGCGTAGGGATCCCAGGTGATCTTCCAGTACCCGGCGGAGGCGACAATGCTCCAAAGGAGCGCCTCGTCGAGCTTCTCGTCGAGTGCGAGGTCGTCCCACCAGTAGTCAAAGAGGGACTGCGCCATCTGCGCTGCCCGGACCTCGCTCTCTGCACCCGACCCAGGGGTCGCGTAGAGGGAAGGCTTGGTCTTGGTCAGCTGCGCAAGCAGCGTGTGAGCCCCCGGCATGATCTGGTTGGAGACGATTCGGACGCGGTGACGGGGCTTAGAGCCCTCGTCGACGGCCAGCGACTCCAGCCGATCTGACTTCGGGGCGTAGTAGCTGTACTGCTTGCCCTTGTAGAAGGCGAGGTTGAGCCGCCACTGGCGCTCCAGTGGAGCTCTATGCTGCCTCAGCGCGTCCAGCTTGACGCAAAGGTCATCTACTGTCTTCAGCTGGCTCGGGGACTTTCCGATTCTCTTCGTGGAGGCCACGACTCAACCTCCTTTCTAAATTCCGGTAGGGATGACGAGTTCGGCATTCATGAAGCCGATCTCCCTGAGAGCGTCCTCAAGCTGTGTCTTGTCGATTTCGCCCGACGCATAAAGCGCGCGGGCGTCCTCTTCGGTCTCCGGCACCCAGAGCGGCTCTTTCGAAAACTCGCCCTGCGGGTACGACGGGAGCGGGGTTCCTCGCTCAGCGAGGGCCCGTGAGAGGTCGACAATCTGCTTCGTTAGCTCTTTGTTGGTCTCAAGGAGGATTTGGATAATCTCGGTCGCGCTATCCAATGGTGTAGAGGTCTCTAATCACGGCTTCGTTAGCCTCAAGAACCTGGATACGCGTCTGAGCCTGCTCGAGATCCTTTCGGAGCTTCGTGTTCTCTCCAAACCCGATCAGCTTCGCCATCTGCTTGATGCAGTTCTCGCAGACGAACTTGCGGCCAATCAGCGGGGAGAAGAACATCGGCTCGAAGTTCTTGAGCGTGTCGACGTACCGGCAGTCATCCGCCTTCTCGCAGATGAAACACATTCCGGGGTCCATCGAGGGACGCTCGTCCCTAAGTCTCATTACCAGATTTCTCCTAGTACGCTGTCAAAAGGTGGCTTGCGCCTTCGTCCGCCCGCACGACGCTCACGGATAGCGAGCTCGTGGAGCGAGCCGACAGGCTCTTCGTCCGGGAACCAGACGGGCAGATCGCCCACGGTCTGATCCGAACCCGGCAGAATGCCGCCGGCCGTGCGCAGTGCGATCTCCACAGCATCGAGAAGGTCGTCTTTCGGGTTCTTGACCGATGAGTCGTAGTCGACCCACTCGTCGATGAAGTCGTTCTGGTCCTTCCGAATGCGAATGCGCCCGAGCTTGAATAGCGGGGACATCGCGAGGATCCGGTCGGCCTTCTTCCGGCCCCCCGTCATCATCGCCATGATGGGCAGGAATCCGGGGAGTCTGAGCGCCTGCTGCGTCAGGGCTGCCTGATACGCCACTGACTCGATCCCGATGACCTTCGGGTGCCAGCGGTTGTTGAGCTCCTGGATCTTCTCCAGCTGCTCCGGGAAGGGAATTCGCCCCGACCAGATGTCGATCAGGAAGACCTGGCTTAGGTCTCGGGTGACTCCGATCGTCGCGATCGCGAACTTGTCGGCGTCATCGGAGAGGGAGATCGCAGGGTCCACCCCCATGTAGAGATCGAGGGGCTTGAGACGGCCTTCCTCGTCGCGAGGGAGACCGATGATGTCCTCTGCGGGGTCCGGGCGGGTGGCGTAGTACTTGAGCCACTCACCTGAGAGCTCCTTGCCCGCCATCGCGTCGAAGGCGGCGCAGTACTCCTTCTTGAAAAGGAGCGGGTGCATGTTCTCTTTGGCGTAGAGCCACTCACCCTCAGGGAAGAACGGGTTGTCAATCGACCAGTACTCGACTCGACCGATGTTGGGATCGGCCATCGACTTCTCAGACCAGAACTCGTCGTAGAACCAGTTCTTGCCGTCGGGGGTCGTGGTCGAGATGATCCGGCCCACCCGGTCAGAAAGGGCAGGGCGAACGACGTCCCAGGCTTCGCGAGAGGGGATGAACGCGGCCTCGTCGATCCAGAGGATGTCCAGACCGGCACCACGGAGTGAGTTCGGCTCGTCTGCCGTCTTGAAGAACAGCCAGGAGCCGTTTGCGAACTCGAACCAGCGGTTGCCGCGGTTCTCTTTGTACTCGACGCCATGCGTGAGACCGGCCTGCTCGAGGACCTCTCGAAAGGTCAGTAGTGCCGGAAGGCCTGAGGGATAGTCCTTTGTGAGGACCCAGGCCACCAGCGGCTTCTTGATGCGTGTAGAGCCGGAGTCACGCCGGTAAATCTCGGGGTGCAGGAGGTAGAAAAGGACCTCCCACGCGGCGGAGAGGGTCTTCCCACCACGCCGGCCAGCGACCAGGTGGCGGAAACGGGCAAGCTCGTCCCCATTTCGGAAGGTATGGAAGAGGACTTGCCAGTTATGCGGTGTGTAGCCCTTGGACAGGAACCATGCGAACTTGTCTGAAAAGGGCTGGATTAGCTCCGCCAGCTGCGTCGCGTCGAACGGGATACCGTCCCGCGACTTGAATGAAGGGATTATTCCTCGATTCGATCGATGAACCCGAGCTCGAGGGCCTCTGGGGCGTCAAGCCACCAGTCCTTCTTCTTCCACTTGCGCTTGATCTGCGTCGTGGTCATCGTCGACCGCTCCGCCAGGATCCCCAGGAGGCGCTCCTGGAGGCGCGTGGAGAACTCGAGTGCGTCCTCCATCTCGGAGACCTTGCCCATCGTGCCGCTACTGACCTCGTGGATCAGCATGTAGGCATTGGGGCCCATAACGCGCTCGTCGCCGGCCTGCAGGAGGATGCCTCCCATTGAGGCTGCCATGCCGACGCTCTTGGTAACGACCTTGTGGCCGCGAGCGCGAAGGTCCTTGATGAAGTCATAGAGGGCCAAACCCTCGAAAACGCCGCCCCCCGGTGAGTTGAAGACGATGGTGATTTCGCTTCCGGGGCGCTTGCGGGCCCAGAAACCCGCCGATTCGATGCAATCGGAGCTCGAGAGGGCGTTTACCGGCCCGTGGAAGTAGTAGATGTTGGCCTCATCGGAGCTCGCGCGCTCGTTTAGTACGCGGTGCTCCAGAAGGTCGGCTTCAAAGGTCTTCACGCGGGCGATTGCGGCCTGCGCAGCCTGTTCAGCTTCCAGTGCGGCGATTTCCGCCTTGTACTTGGCCTCTCTGAGATCCTCGAACACGATTTACTCCTTGGGTTTCACCGTCCCACAGCGGAGACAGCGCGAGTATCGGGATGGTTTCTGGCAGTTGTGGCACTTCCAGCGGGTGATTGGGCCGGAAACTCGCCTCCAGCCTGCGTTTGTCCCGCCTTTAACGGTGATCTGCATCGATTTCCTCCCCGTCTTCGGCTTCGTGTCGCCTCAGACGGTCATTTAGGAGGTACAAAAGGGTTAGGAGGCATGCTGCGACGCCTACAACGGCGGCAGGATTGTGCGACCACTCGTAAGGGAAGGGTTCAGGGGTCTGACAGACGCCCGAAACCGCCCTGATGACGCACTCTCCCCCCGCCCCGGTGTGATTGGGGGTCATTCACGCCTCCTAGTGGGTGTCGAGCTCGCCTTCGCTATTGGGTACGGCCGGGGGACTCGTCCCTATTGGAACCTCGCTGGGCTCTTCGGCCGGCGCAGGGTCATCGCTCGACTCTTTGCTGAGGCAGTAAGCCTCAAAAGCTGTGACCTTCTCGAGGTACTGACAGAGCTCCAGGAAGCCTTTGGCGACCCAAGACCTGACAATGGCCTCACAAGGACTGCATAGGTCCTCGAGGCCCCAGAAGCTCTTGCCGCAGACCATGCACTCACGGGTCGTTCTGTAGGTGAAATCCACGGCGGCACCCCCTAGTACGTATAGGTGCACCTAGGTTTAGTACACCAGTGAGTAATAAGGGCCCCCTAAGGGGCCCAATACTTAGTAGGTACACCTATGTGTACCTAGAGGGTATAAAAATACCCTCTACTATATATAACGAAATGAGAGGCACTTTTATTGCGTTTGTTGTCTAAATTGGATTGGGGTACCACGGTTTCAAGCCGTTTCTAGGTATACCAATTTTGACAACACTCGTTGGATGCGTTTTTTGGGGTCGGAGAGGCTCTTTCGTTCCCCTTTGCGTCCCCCACTTCGTTCCCCTTCCCGTCCCCCCTGATATGGCGATATGGTCGCATCTACACCGACAACGGGCGATTGCACACTCGCGCGCCGGAAAGCAGTATTCAAG